CTCCGAACTCCGTAAGGTTCGCGCCGTCCTCGGCGACATTGATTCTATTGAAGAGTCTCGAACCAAGATTGAGCAGCTCAAGAAGCTTCTCACAGAGGCCAACGAAGAGAAGGTCGATGCCCTCGATGAACTCAATGAACTCAAGTACATGATGCGGATCTCTCCTTCGTACACTGACACGACAGCTCGCGTGACAAAGAAGTCTCTTAACGATGGTCTCGTAAAGCGTCTTCTGGAACTTGGAAACATGACTTCTGATTACCATAAGACGATGACTTACCAAAAGGCTGCAGATGCCGTCGCCAATCTACCCTATGAGGTCCAAACTGGTGAGAGCCTCATGCATATCCCGGGTATTGGTAAGGGTATCGCTGCCAAGGTTGACGAGTACCTCGATGAGCAGGACTCCGACTATGAGGAGTCTGAGTGCTCCGATTCCGAGTCTATCGCATCCAATGATGAGGGCTCTTTCGTTTCTGAGACTGATGATGAGGAGTACTTTGTCTCCCACAATGCTGGCCTCGCTGAGATGATCTATGAGTATTCTGACAGAGCTGAAGACAATTTCAAGCGCAATGCATACGCCAAGGCTGGTGATACCATCTACAATCTTTCTTACAAGATCACTAGTGGTAAAGATGCTATGAAGCTCCGAGGTATTGGAAAGTCCATCGCTAAGAAGATTGACGACTACCTCAATATCAAGAAGGAACCCTCTACAAATGAGAAACTTGCTATGTGTTTTCTCAAACTTGGAAACCTTGAGGAGCCTGTTTACAAGTCTGAGGCATACTGGAATGCCGCTGAAAAGATCCGTGATCTTGATTATGTCGTAACGAGTGGTGACGACGTCAGGCATCTCCATGGTTTTGGACCCTCAATCTGCTCCAAGATTGACGAGTTTTTGGCGACTGGGAAGATTGTGAGACTCGAAGAACTCAACTAAACCCATGTGACTGGCTGTTTCATTTTCTTTTTTGGTCTACGCCCAAGACGTGAGAGTAAATATACATAGAACAATAAACCATACTTGACCATTTCTTAATAAAATCCTATATTTTTCTTCTTACCATCATATGCGTTCACAATTCCCGATTCTATCATTTTTTGGTTTACCGACTGTCTATCCCCCTTACGTCTGTATACTGTCACTAAGGGTCGACCATATTTATCATTTTTACCACACTCGATCCACACTAAACCATTCACTTTATTTCTACACATAAATGGATTCCATAAGCGGTGAGGTGCGCGATCGTCAAAACCACATTCTTCCTTAAACATGTCGCGTGCAAGTCTGGCGAGGTGAATATGATCGGCTCTATCTCTCAGTCCAAGACTGGGCTTCATCTCTGCTGAGTCATATCCAAGAGTTCGAAAACTAAACTTCAAAGGACGACCGTGTAACATGATAACTGCCTTGAACGTATCTCCATCGTAGACGCTCGTGATTTTTGCATATCCTTGGTACTTATCTAGACTGAAAATTGGTATAGAATCATCAACACCAGAAAGAATTCTTTTAGTGAAACAGCAATTCATATATAAAGAGGTCTGAACTCCTCTTTAAACTTTTTCTCAGTATAATATAAAATGACTCCAGTACTCGTATCTGTGGACAAGGCGGGTGATCTCAAGCTGGGACGCAAGAAGTGCCGTCTCCACAAGAAGGCTGATATAGTGAAGGTTGCGAAAAATTATGGTGTTCCCCACGCCGGAAAGAGAACTGTCAAGCAGTTATGTGGTTCCATCAAGGCTAAGGCCAAGGCCAGCAACGATGGTATGAACAACGTCCCCCTAGCCAAGTTGTACCCCGAGGCTGCTAAGAAGCGTGCTGCCGCTAAGAAGCGCGCCGAGAAGAAGGCCTTTGACAGGAAGGTTGCAGCCAACTTCATGAAGGGTATGGTGACTAAGCGAATCGTAACCCCCACTCGTACCACTATCAGGGCTGTAATGCCTATGCCCAAGCCTCAAAAGAAGGCTATGCCCCTGACCAAGGATGTAGCTAGGAAGCGTATCATGGCTATGAAGGGTCTCAATGGTCGCAATAAGTTCAGTCTCGTGAACAGGCTCAGTCTCAATCAACATTCACCTCGTAAGGTTGTTCGATTGGCTCGTGAACTGGCTCGTCTTCGCTAAGGTCGTTATATACTTTCTCCTCAGTGTCATAGAAACTTGCACTATCCCCAATCATCATTTCTCGCACAATTTGATACAGCACCGTTGAGAGTGCAAATTTATACGCTAAGAATCCAACAAACGTAGCACCATAATCAAAGTCAAACGCGAATGGTGCGTTATTCCACGACACTTCAAAAGCAGCTGCACCTAGAGGTGCAAAGAACTCCTTCTGAATTGTCGAATTTTCGAGTTTATCCACCCGATCAGAGAGAAGACTCACATACGTATAAGACGCTACCGCACCTAACATTGCAGATACACCTTGATCTGCACCTTGAGTGATGAAGTAAGAAGCACTCAAAGCAGAACCATAAGCAGCCGTAGAGTTTTTTAGAGTTTTTTTCAGGTGAGCATATTCGGTGTGAATCGGTTTACTGAAGGCGTAAGTGAGAGACATTTCTTGATTAAATGGACTTAAAATCTTTATCTCAGTTAAATTTAGTAAATGCCTTGTCAACTCTGTAAAAAGAAATGTGGGGTTCCCATCGATTGTAAATATTGTGGTGGTAGTTTTTGTCCGAGTTGTCTTAATCTGACAAAGCATGATTGTCAAGGTGCAGATATCAAGAAGATGAAACAACGAAAAGAACTTGAAAAAAACATAGCATTTGAACCACCCCCCAAATGCTTAAAGATTTGACATCTTAATAGAATAGCGTGGGAGGCTCCAATATGCTGAGATGTCCGAGTGGTCTAAGGAGGACGACTTAAGATCGTCTGTGCTATGCACGCGCGGGTTCGAACCCCGCTCTCAGCATTCGCACTCATAGCTCAGTGGTAGAGCGCAAGCTTAGTAAGCTTGAGGTCAGGGGTTCGAAACCCTTTGAGTGCAACTTGAATAAAAAGAATATTGTCTAATCACAAAATGAATAAGGACCGTCGTGCTGTCGTTATTCATGATGTGGCGTCTTTACTGTTTCTCGCACCATTCTCGGCATTATGTGTTGCTGATGTATTTTTTAGCTATAAAGTGTACCCTATGTTTCTAACACATACTCTCACTACGTACATGTCGTATGATCTCATGTGGATAATTCTTCAGCCGAAAGTTATACACACTCTTAGAAATTTAATCATACTTCATCATTTAGTATGTCTTCTAGCTCTCCTTAGACCTCTTATGCACCCCGAAGAGGCTTTTATAATTAGTTTTGCAGGTCTAGTTGAAATTGATACATCTTTATTAACCATTAGAAGACTTACCCCTAGAGATAGTTATGTGTACCCAACAATAGATAAGATGTATCATGCATCTAATGTAATCATTCGAGTCGGTTATGAGACCTGTATGACGTTGTTATTGTGGGTATTATATGCACGTGAGAGTATGTACACAAAATTACACGTTCTTGGATGTCAGTATTTCATAAATATTTTCAGTTGTGGCATTTGTGCACTCACTTTTTCGAAGAGGAACCCCGCTTTGAAGGCAAATTAAAGATTTAAATCTAATATACAAGTAGTATGCAAATTTTCGTGAAAACACTTACCGGAAAAACTATCACTCTTGAGGTTGAATCCTCGGACACTATCGATAACATCAAGGCTAAGATTCAAGATAAGGAAGGAATCCCTCCCGACCAGCAGCGACTCATCTTCGCCGGGAAGCAGCTTGAAGATGGACGTACCTTAGCTGATTACAATATTCAAAAGGAGTCTACTCTACACCTAGTTCTGCGTCTTCGTGGAGGGGCAAAGGAGAAGGAGAAGGAAAAACCCAAACGTAAGCCTAACGCGTACATGAACTTTGTGAAGAAGAACCGTCCCAAGGTTGTCAAGGATTTTCCTGATCTTTCGTTCACCGAAATTGGGTCGAAGTTAGGTGAGATGTGGCGAGAGCTTACAGATGATGAAAAGAAAAAATATGCGAAATAGATAGTAGATGTTTGTGTACATATTCAGTTTTTTAATACAATTTGTAATGAAACAACGAATAAAAAATGGTATATCACCTAGATTTGGTCAACCAACCACTTAAGGATTTGAGTTGTAATAAAAATACATGCCTCTCGGAGTCAAAAAGCTTTCATTCGATGCTTGTTTGCCTACTCGTGGTTCTGATGGTGCTGTGGGATATGATTTATATAGCTCCGAAGCTGCGACTGTACCGTGTCAGGCAGGGCGAGCTTTAGTCGGCACTGGTATCGCTCTGTCTATCCCCGATGGTCTATATGGGCGTGTAGCTCCCCGTTCTGGTCTAGCTGTGAAGCACTGCATCAATGTTGGTGCGGGTGTTATTGATCCAGATTACACCGGTGAAGTCAAGGTCGTCCTATTTAATCATGGCACGGAAGACTTTGAAATCAAGAAGGGTGATCGTATCGCTCAACTTATTTTAGAAAGGTGTGATACACCTATGATTAAGGAAATTGGTCTACTCGATGAGACACTCAGGGGTGAGGGGGGTTTCGGATCTACAGGTCAATAAGATCGTCCTTACAGAACCATAAATCCTCGGCTCTAGGCATAAAAAGAATACCATGACTCATAGTCATAGATAATTTGGCTTTATTGACATTCGGGTAAGACCATAGTATCCACCTTTCCCAATATTCGGCCCGGAAGAAATCTTCCCAATCCTCTTTAGAACTTTCCCTGATTTTCAACATTTCTTTCTGTATCTCATACGGATTCGTCTCTATTCGCAGCTCCTTAGGAATGATAGCACCTTTCCTAAGAAGTTGTGCACGCATAAGTCTTGGATTACCATGGTCTGGATAGTGCTGAAAACCCTTCTCACCAAAATCAATACTTCGTTTATTTGGTAAAGTGACCCTATATTTGTGTGTAATCGAAGGACTGGGTTGTAATACGACGTGCATTATGATATCATATAAGGAATTAATACGACAAAAAAATATGCTTGAATACACGTCGTATGACGGTATCAAAATCAAAATTGGACGGAGTGCGAAGGAAAATGACCAACTGACAATGACGAGTGACCCTAAACATTGGTGGATGCATGTAGCTGGCTGTCCAGGTGCACATGTTGTAGTGTGCTACGAAGGAGACCAACTATCTAGAGAGACGAAAAGGGATGCTGCAGTTCTTGCAGTCTATCACAGTAAGACACCGAAAACAAAGATGTCACCCGTGGATCTCGTCAGGGTTGACCAAATATCAAAGTATCAAAAGTCAACTCACGGGTTGGTAAATTTGGAAGGTGAGGTTATACAACTCACAGTTTTCATGAATAAGGAAAAACCGAGACTTGATAGATTGATGGGTAAATAACAATAAGATGTATAATATGATTTAGTTACCGAACGCAACACCACCCATACCCTGTTTCACCCTGAGAATGTTATAATTTACGGCATATACACGATGAAGAGCGTTACCACCGGATGGACCGGAAATGGAAAGTTTAGCGTTATCAATTCGAGAAAAGTTCAGGGTTCCGGTGGGGTTCGACTTGCTTAAACCCAGACAGAATGGCCAGGTGAAAGTGGGAAGATCCTCGAGAATGTCATCTGGGAGGTCACTACTGTGCATCTCTGGGACGACGGTGTGGTGATAGACTGGGGAGGTATCCTCGAAAAGAGGGGTACCGTTGATGTAAAGTGTAGAACTGGAGAAGGTATACTCCGAATCCCAGTCATTACCTGTCGCCTTACCGGATACGAGGTGGATGGACTTTACGGGATGGTTAAAAAAGGTGAGGTCTATCTCACTATCGGTGTTGGTCGCGAGCTGGTATTGGGTCTGTGTAAAGAGAAGTTCGTGTTCGTTATCGGTGAAGAATTTGCGCTCATCAGTGTCTAAATACACATAGTTACCCCAAACCTTAGGAGTGGAATCAGGGGTAAATCCATCCCTACATTTAATACGTATCTCAACATCATGATATTGGAGACCCACTAATGGGAGAGACTTGGTGTAATCCTCGCCAAAGAAGAAAGGAATGATATAATGGTCACCACCATGATTAGCCTTCTTGTTATTAGTGGTTACAGCGTAAGAAGCCTTGGCCGCGCTGTCGCGTAACAAGGGGTTGTGTACACCCTGAATAAAGAGAGAATCGAGTTGAGACACCTTCTGACCACCAATATAAAGACTGAATTCGGTTGGGTTAGAGGCATTTTGAGAAAAGAGACCAGCAGTGTTGTTTTGTACACTCGCGATATTGGTAGCCTCGATCCAAATATAACTCATGAGGTCACCCTTAGAACGAATAGGAATGGTAATTTCGTTATTAGCACCGAAGGTGCCGATGTAATCCATACGCTCGGGCTTCATGGCGAAGTTTGTATGGCGCTTGTAGTTTTGACGGAAAAAGCTGACCTGAGGATCACCCGTGATGAAAACATCCTGGGCACCCACCGAAACGAGTTCGATCAAAGCAGCAGACATTTATTAATAAATGATATTAAAATTTTGGCTCATAGTATACATATGGTAGTATTCCAGGCAT